ATGGCACTCATGAATCTGGTATACTTACCGTTACACATTGGGGCTGATTCTGGATTCGACGGGATTTGCGAAACCCAAGGTGCATGCCGAGGGGCGGTTGGCCTCGTAAAAAGCCGCAAAAAATAGTCGCAAACGACGAAAACTACGCTTTAGCAGCTTAATAACCTGCTTAGAGCCCTCTCTCCCTAGCCTCCGCTCTTAGGACGGGGATCAAGAGAGGTCAAACCCAAAAGAGATCGCGTGGAAGCCCTGCCTGGGGTTGAAGCGTTAAAACTTAATCAGGCTAGTTTGTTAGTGGCGTGTCCGTCCGCAGCTGGCAAGCGAATGTAAAGACTGACTAAGCATGTAGTACCGAGGACGTAGGAATTTCGGACGCGGGTTCAACTCCCGCCAGCTCCACCAATCATGATTGGACGGTGTAAGGACAACACCAACAAAAACAGGAAGTTAGCAGTCTCAGCAGGACACCGACCAGACGGTGATGAGACAAAAAAGGATACGCAAAGGAGCCGCGGCTCTCGAGTGACACAAAAGCCCGCTTATGCGGGCTTTTTGTTTTTCCCTTAAGTTCCTAGCCGCTTATCTATAACTATGGAAAAATGTTAACCCTGACTGTATGTTAACAAAGGGATGTATATGTCGGTTTTTCATAACTGGCTGCTTGATATCGCAAGCGGGAATTACTTTATCTACATCAAACGCCTTTCTGCAAACGACACAGGCGCAACAGGTGGCCATCAGGTCGGACTTTATATCCCCTCAAATATCGTTGAAAAGCTTTTTCCATCTATCAATCATACTCGCGAACTGAACCCTTCAGTCTTCCTTACTGCGCATGTATCATCCCATGATTGCCCTGATACCCAAGCACGCGCAATTTATTACAACAACCGTTATTTTGGTAAGACCCGAAACGAAAAAAGAATTACGCGCTGGGGGAGAGGAAGTCCATTACAGAACCCTGAAAATACAGGAGCCCTGACAATTCTTGCCTTCAGGTTAAACGAACAGAACACTGACTGTTCCGAGGTAGATATATGGGTCTGCGTCAATCCCGATGAAGAGGATATCATCGAGTCTGCTATTGGCGAAATCATACCTGGAACCCTAATTTCCGGCCCTGCCGGACAAATTTTGGGCGGATTGTCTCTTCAGCAAACTCCAGTAAATCATAAATATGTTATTCCTGAAGACTGGAAGAAGCGTTTTCCTTCTGGAAACGAAATTATTCAATATGCTGCTGGCCATTATGCTAAAAACTCCAAGGATCCAGATGAGCAACTGATTGACCGTCGGCGTGTCGAGTATGATATTTTTCTACTCGTCGAGGAATTACATGTTCTTGATATTATTAAGAAAGGATTCGATTCTGTAGATGAGTTTATTGCATTAGCCAACTCTGTCAGTAATCGACGTAAATCAAGGGCAGGTAAATCACTTGAACTTCACCTAGAGAAGCTTTTTATCGAGCACGGACTACGGCATTTCTCCACTCAGGCAGTTACTGAAGGTAATAAAAAACCAGATTTCCTGTTTCCTTCAGCAGAGGCATATCATAACGTTGAATTTCCTGTAGAAAACTTACGTATGCTGGCAGTAAAGACCACCTGCAAAGATCGCTGGCGTCAGATACTGAATGAAGCAGATAAAATCCATCAGGTACATTTATTTACGCTGCAAGAAGGTGTTTCTTCAGCACAATACCGAGAAATGAAAGATGCGGGTGTCAGACTCGTTGTACCATCAACTTTACATAAAAAATACCCAGAAGCAGTTAGAGAAGAATTAATAACGCTCGGAGCATTCATTACTGAGCTGATAGAACTTTACGCTGAACTATCATAGGCTGACTCCCGGCTTAAAAGGCCGGGAGGTGTTCTCAAGGCAGCCCAGTCTTACCAGCATCAGCAGAAACAGCTTTGAGGATATAGGGTTCCAGAAGTCTGGCAACGGCTTCAAATACTGGCACCACAACGGAGTTACCGAACTGCCGATATGACTGAGTATCTGAAACCGGAATACGGAATGGTTTCCCTCCAGGTTTTTCAAACCCCATAAGGCGTGCGCACTCTCGGGGAGTCAGCCTGCGTGGTCGACGAGCCTGGTTACTCTCATTCATAAAGTCAGCCTCTCCCGTTGCCATATCCCAACCACGATCAATAAGAATTTCTGATCCGTCTTTGTGATATCTGGCAGAAAGTGTGCGTGCAATGCTTTCCTTATTCTCAGGATTGACCAACCCAAAGCCAAAACCATTCCCCTTGGCTGCATGCTTTTTGGCGTAGTTATAAAGGTACTCCCATAGTTTTGGCGTAAGTATATATTTACTGTCGACTACAGGCTCCAGCAATTCACCAAATGATGGGCGGTGTTCCGGATAAAAACGACTGATATCACGCAAGGTAAACCCCTTGTGAATATTCAGATCTCGTCTAAATCCGACCAGAACAATGCGTTCACGATGCTGAGGCAAAAAATGCTTCCCATCGATAATCTTTGGATCGTTTTTTCCCATTTCTGCAGCATCGGCAACTTCGTAGCCCAGCTCGTCAAGGGTCTCCATAATGACTTTGAAAGTTTTACCCTTATCATGGCTCTTCAGATTTTTGACATTTTCCAGCACAAAAATTGCCGGTTTTTTTGCTCGTATAATACGTGCCACGTCAAAAAAAAGTGTTCCTTGTGCTTCACATTCAAAACCATGCGCACGACCAAGTGAGTTTTTCTTACTAACACCAGCAAGGCTAAATGGCTGGCACGGGAACCCCGCAAGAAGCACATCATGATCCGGCACATGCTCATCAATATATGCATAAGCATCCGTTTCCAATACATCGGTTTTATCACTCAGCGTGACTTCCCGAATATCGAGATTGAATTTATGCACCTGTTCATCGTTAAACCAGTTGGCCTTGTATGTACGCACAGCATCTTTATTCCATTCACTGGTAAAAACACACTGGCCTCCAATGGCCTCAAAACCTTTCCGTATCCCTCCAATTCCAGCAAATAAGTCAATGAAGCGGAAAGCATATTCCGGATGGTTTGCAGGTGGTTCTGGTAGCATCTTACGCAGAAGAGACTCTTCTACTGAAGTCAACGATTTTGGTAAACACTTGCCATTAATCCAGCGGTTAATGGTTTCACGGCTCCACTCATTTTTTCCGACTTTTCTCAGTAATTCAGCCACATACTTCTGATCATAGATTTCCAGCACTTTCTCGATAAGCTTTTTATCATTTTCCTGTCGCAGCTTTTCTTCCGCCTCGGCTTCCTTCAGCAGATGCTGTGCCAACACTTCAAATTCAGACATAATTCCTCCAAGGGGTCTAATGGGTGAAACTCTATCACTCATTCAACCCAGAAGGAAATGTTTTATCTGGATATTTAAACAGTGACTACAACGTAATCTAGCACTGGTGATGCTTTGTTAGGCATAGAGAATCATTCTATATACGACTAATGACAGAAAAACAGCAGACAAGTAGTTTGTTCATAAATTAACGCATACTACGTGCCTACGGTTTTCGAGACCGGTCCAATCATCAAACGAAACATAAAATTAGCTCACATTATGAGGAAAGGTATCTTTTTGCGCTATGTAAATTCAAAGGGTTAGCCTCATTTTCCCGGTGGCTTTCTCAACACTACTAGTTGTGAGCCCTTGCAATGTTCATTAATATGCGTCTCACAAATAATTCACAGATATTGCAAAATGGATATTACTGAGTTTCCTTCTGGAGTAATTGAACACCTTGGCTGGTATGTATACCGATTGATTGATCCTAGGGACGGAAGCACCTTCTATGTAGGGAAAGGCAAAGGTAACCGCGTATTTGCCCATATGCGCGGTGAAGTGGCAGCGACTGATGATGACGAGTTACTGAGCAACAAGCTAAAGCAAATTAGAGAAATAAGGTTAGCAGGACTTGAAGTTATCCATGTCATCCATCGACACGGAATGACTGATGAAAAGACGGCGTACGAAGTTGAAGCTGCACTTATTGATGCCTACCCTGGGTTAACGAATATCATGAATGGTGCTGGCAGCAATGAATTCGGCGCCGCGCATGTCAAAGAGTTGATAGCAACATATCAACCCGAAACCATAACATTTCATCATAAAGCATTAATGATTTCCGTTAACAGAAGTGCAAAGGATTCAGAGCTTTATGATGCGGTTCGATTTAGCTGGCGCATTAATGTCTCTCGCGCCAGCCAAGCAGAAGTCATTCTTGCTACTGTAAGGGGAATCGTTCGAGGGGTTTTCATTGCTGATAAATGGCTCAAATCAACACGTGAAAATTTCCCTACGATGAAATACTGGGACGAGGATCCTGACTTTGAGGCAACACAAAGTTCTCGCTATGGTTTTGAAGGCCGAGAAGCCCCACCTGAAATAGCAAATCTTTATCTTGGAAAAAAAATACCAGATGAATTAAGAAAAAAAGGAGCTATGTCCCCGGTCCGTTACTCACCTAATTTTTGAGTCTTTAAGTGATAAGCATAAACCGCAGCACGATCTTGCATACGACGTGCTACGGTTTCATTTATCTCCGACCGGAAACTTCTTATACAGTGTCGATATACCAACATCATAGATGATCGCCACCTTCTGGCGAGGAACGCCTGATGCAATTAATCGCCCGGCCTGCGCCCATTGTTCTGGTGTAAGTTTGGGACGACGTCCACCAATTCGTCCCTGTGCGCGAGCAGCTTCCAGTCCAGCTTTTGTTCGTTCAACAATCAGTTCTCGTTCCATTTCAGCCAGGGCACCCATCACATGAAAGAAAAAACGCCCCATCGGTGTGCTGGTATCAATAGCATCCGTCAGGCTGCGCAAATTAACGCCACGTTCGCGCAACTCCTCAACCAGAATGACCAGATGCCGCATGCTACGCCCTAGCCGATCCAGCTTCCAGACAACCAGAGTGTCACCTGCCGATAATGTCCTGAGCAGTTTTTTCAGTCCCGGCCTTTCGGACTTTGTACCGCTTATCTTGTCTTCAAAAATCAGCTCGCATCCTGCACAGTTCAGCGCATTACGTTGTAGATCTGTGTTCTGGTCATTTGTTGACACACGTACATAGCCAATAAGCATGGTAGATCTCCCTGACAAAAGCAGGAATGATGCCATTTGCTCGTTATTTCTGCATTTTCATAAACGTTGGTTTGGGAGAAGCGGCAAAACGGGATGTAGGAACAGGGGAAAATCAGATACCGGATATGGCTTCTTTTGCCAGTGGTGATGGATGGATGAAATTACCCAACGGTAAAATCCTGCAATATGGTCGAGGTGCGGTTACGCCGACATTATCGACGCAAACAATGAGAATTACATTCAGCATCCCTTTTCCTAAAAAAGTGGACTGCGCCATGCTTACTCATTCTGGTGATGGTGGTGCACCTTTAGGTGCTGGACGGGGATTCGTGATGACCGCAGAAGGTCCAACATTAACCGGTTTTAATTCCGCTTACAGAACTGCATCAACCAGTTCCACAGTATCGATGAATTACAGTTGGTGGGCTGTTGGTGAGTAATTTTATTAAGGGTGATTTATATGAACGAATATGTTTATAGCGCAAGGCATAATGCTTTTTTCCCTGTGGATATGATTGATAAATATAAATCAGAGGGATGGGATTTATCAGATGCTAAAGAGGTGAATCAAAATATTATCAGTGAATTTATGGCTGAACCGCCACAAGGAAAAATCCGTATTGCCGGAGGTGATGGGCAGCCCGCGTGGGCAGATATTCCTCCACCCACGCATGAAGAACTTATTGAAATTACTGAATCAGAAAGACAGCTACTAATTAACCAGGCCAACGAATACATGAACAGTAAGCAATGGCCCGGTAAAGCCGCTATTGGTCGTCTGAAAGGTGAGGAACTGGCGCAATATAATTTGTGGCTGGATTATCTGGATGCACTGGAGCTGGTTGATACCTCCAGTGCACCAGATATTGAATGGCCTACGCCTCCGGCAGTTCAGGCCAGATGACATCCGGCGCGGTGCTGGTATCTGTTGCCGTCACCGCGTCAATGTAATCCAGCACAGCGTTAAGGCTGGTTGTTTCTGCCTGCGTCAGTTTACGTCCGGCCTGCAATTTCAGCTGAATCAGACTGATTGAAGCCATTGCAGTATTAATCAGTGACTGGCGCTGTGCTTCTGCTACATCTACTGCGGCGCTATGCTGTGCTTCGGTATCCGTCACCCATTTCTCACCATCCCATTTATCGTATGGCGTTAACGGGGCGATAGTGGTTGTATTATCAGGGTAATCACCCGGAGCTGTGATTTCTTTTGATTCTCCTGTTTCGGTGCTATATACCGTTTCACCGCGATGATCTGGCACATATTCCCATGAGTTAAAATCTGCAGAACGGCAAATTGCATAACCAGCTTTATATGAGCCAGGAGCATCTAAACAGGAACATGCCGGAATACCGACGCCAACCGCAAGATATTCAGTTGATGTGGAAATATATTCCCGCGTTTCACCATCATAATTATAAATAGTAATGTCTCCCGCTTTTATGGCAATGAGTTCGTTATTTAATACGGCTTTATTCATCAGGCAGCCCTCACGATATAATTAAAGGCAATGTTACGAGGACGGTTTTCGTTTGCAGTTGGAACAATTCTTGAAGCATCAAGGCCAATCACTTTTGGGTAAACACCGCCCTCGGACCTTTCTGTCACCATACTTCTGACTAAGGAGAAATAACTATTGTTCGTTGAGGGGTTCAAAGGCACTACTGCCCCCTTAAACGAGCCTACTGATTCCCATATTGAATAATTTTCGGTGTTTACAGTCTTGAACTCACCATAGATATTACGTATGGCATCGCCCTGAGCTGATAATATTGCCCTCCCCGTATCCATACCACGTCCGTCATCCCAGCCACGAATAAACTCACCACGTAAATCAGGCAATTTATTTGTCGGATAAGCCTTTGCCAGTTCCGGGTATTCTTCAGCAGAAAAAGCCGCGCCGTTGCATTTCAGCCAGCCTGTTGGCGGAGTGGCGGAAGGCCATGGAACAGGGACACCAACGGGTAATGCAGAGCCTTCTCCCAAACCAAGGTTTTCGAGAGCCGTTTTCACCGTGCCATCCGATTTGATATCGCTAAACGGATTCTTGCGGCTTAACAGCAGCGCACGAAGCGCGGTAAGCAGCTGGTCATGCCGCCCCTTCTCCAGGCTGGCACCGGATGCCTCCACAACGCTGCAAAGCTCCTCCTGCAACATGTCAAAGTAGTCATCATCCAGATCGGTGGCAGGCGTGCCGGTCTGGGGGTTACCACGGGTAAAACCGTTCTTACCCGCGCCGAACTTATCCTTCTGCGCGGTTTTCGTGTCTATACGATGCATGGATTACTCCGGATATTTAAAAATCACATAGGTATGCGACGGGCAGAGTTTGTTAAGCACACATTCGACAACGGTGTCCCCCCAGAAGCGCAGCGCGGAATCACAGGGATCGCCACATGTCATCCAGGTGGTGTTGGTGGCGGCTGGCATGTTGACCTGCCAGTAATACCGCCATTCCGGCGCATTCACCGCGTCAGTACAGGCCGATGAGCAGGTGAACGTGCTTTTGTCGTATCGCGTGATGGTGGCGTCTGGTCTGCCCAGGGCAGCAAGCTGTGCAAGATAAAAATCCTCATTGATGCCGCCCGCCAGGTTAACCTTCGCATCCAGCCGTTGCTGACGCTGGCGAAGGGTCTGCGTCCCTGCCGGAATACATTCATCCGGCAGGCCGCACAGACGCTCCCAGCGGTTTATCAGTTCGGTGGTGGTGCGCGGATCCAGCTCCTGCATCAGGGCATCCGCACGCTGATGAACACGGGTTAATGACGGTGCCGCACCGGCAATCGCCGGATCGCTGGCTGACCACGCCGGACCGGGCGGCAACAGTGCTGACAACAGACGGATGTAATCATCGTTTGTCACGTCCATGAAATCGCCCCCAGAACCGCCAGTTCATTTTTCGCAATGGTGATATTGTCCGCCGGTGCAAGCAACTGATGGCTGTATTCCCCGTTCGCACCGGAAATCGCTTCACTGATACGTGACACCTTCAGTTCTCCCTGCGGATAACCATCACGCAGCAGGAACGAACGCAACTCCGCGGTGATGGCAGCCCGTATTTCCGGTGTGTCCGGCGTCACACGGATATGAAAATCCACCGTATGTGCCACCGGCCTGAACACATACAAATCAGAGCCTGCCACCGGGGCCAGTGGCCCGATATGTTGTCTTGCCGCCGTTTCCGTTGATTCTTCCGGAATGGGATTAATCAGGTCACTGCTGGCAATCATCACACCGACAGTCCCCGTTCCCATCCAGTGTCGGTATGTCCATGCGCGGGTAATGCCAGGCACTTCTTTAGCCCAGACGACATAGTCCCCGTCAGCCCCGCCCTGCGGCGTCCAGTAATACCGCTCAATGACGCGGGCGCGCCACGTTTCCAGCTCTTCAGTATCAAATCCGCCTGTCAGGGTGTCAGCCACACCGGAAGACGGCAGACCATTCACCGGCGTGACCAGGATTAATGCCGTACCGTCGTCAGCGTTACCGACCGCACCTGCACTTGAGCAGGCGATCGGCACGCGCAGGACACCACCGGAGCTGATTGCATCGTCAGTTGTCGTGTACTGCACCAGGTCATCGCGCTGAATAACACTCCCGGCAGTCACCTTCAGGCCATCGCTGACACCTTCCCAGCGCATATACCCGCTGGCAACCGTGGCTCCCTTGCGCGGACACCGTTTCATCGCAGCATGTCGCGCCAGCCAGGACTCATCGCACAGGTCAGGCAGCATATTCATTGCCAGATAATCGATGTAACCGTAGACCGTATGCAGCGCCGCCGCATACACCTTTGCCCGCACGTCTTCATCCATGCGCCGGAGCGTGTCGCTGACGTCCAGCCTGGCGAATAAATCGTTACGGAGCATACTGATATTTTCTGCCAGCGTCGGGCGCTGAAATTCACTGTCCGCCATGCGTTATCGCACTCCACAGATCATCAAAAGAAATCATTACTGTTCCATCACGACGCCAGAGGGTGATACTGTTACCCAGCTCATTAATCCCGGTGCGGCGGATATCCAGATCAATACGGGACACCACGCCGTCATCAGTCATCCATTGCAGGCATTCGCGGATATATCCCCTTACCGTCTGCACCAGCTGATTGGTCAGTTTACTGCGCTGAAGCAACCACAGTCGGGAGCCGTAACGGTCATTCTGTACCGCAGGCCAGGTATCCCCCCACCATCCCATCGGGACGTCGGCATTGTCATCAGGCTCCGCCCGCCGCCAGGTGAACAGGGAAATCACCACGGCGCGGGTCAGCGGATCCAGCGGTGCGCTGGCGCAGGTGCGTTTACCGTTCACCGTCAGCCACAGTTCCATCATGCCTCCATCGCTTTATCAGGTTTGTCGGTGTTACTGCCCTGACCGTTCTCTCTGTGACGATGCCCGTTATAGGCAAGCCGCATCGCTGACATGGTGGTGCCGCCGGAGTCGCACAGGTCTTTCACCTGTCCGGTCACTTCCAGATCCATTTCAAAACGTGCTTCAGGTGCATTGCGAAACGTGATCGTTTTCCCTGCACCGTCCACCACGATCCCCTCCCGGGTCAGCGTCACGGACTGCCCCTGATCGTCATAGACAGCCACCTCACCCGTTTGCAGCCCTTTCAGGCGGTAGCGCCGGTCCGACACCGTAACAACCACCGCATGAGAACGGTCGCCATCCGGAAACAACACCACCGCTTCCGCACCGCTGTTTGCCCTTGCGGTAAAACCGTAGGGTTCAAGATGTTCAACCCCGGCTTTGGGTTCACCGGCAATCAGGGACACATCCACGGTCTGACATTTCGTGGCGGCACTGATGCTTTTCACCACTGCCCGCCCAATCAGGCCGAGAAGTTGTCGCTGCATGGCTTCAATCGTCCTCATCAGAACGGGTCCTCCTGTACTCTGGCTTTTTTCTTTTTCCGCGCGCCGGGGGCTTCGGGTTCAGGCAGATAAGCATCAGGCGGGCCGACACGGATTTCCGTCAGGGTGCCGTTCTGGTCCTGAGTAAACGTGACTTCCGAAACAAGCAGTTCGGTATTGTCGAAACCACAGACCGGATCGAAGACAATCACCCGCTGGTTGGGCTGCCACAGCGTATCGTTACCCTGTCGCCAGCCCTGCACCACATAGGTGGTTTCATCCGTCCGCGCCGCCCGTTTTCGGGCTTCAAAGTCAGCACGCGCAATACAGCCTGCCCCCGTGGCCTGCCCTGTCTGCCTGATATACATCGGACGGTAACGGGCAATAAATGCGTCCTCTGTGCGGGCCCGCAGCGCGGTGGTGGTGGCCTCACCGAAATCATCGTCGTTTCCGGCACGCTGCCCCACCACCTGGTAAACAGAAAACCGCTCCCGGATACTCTTCTCCGTATCACAGGAAAGGATGTTTTCCCCAAGTACCAGCGCGGTATGTGCCCGCGTTGAGCCAATACCGCCAATCACCAGCCTGCCGTGCGGGTCGTCGTAAGCCAGCGCCTGCTGCTGACCGAGTATTTTGTTGATTACCTCAATCACCGTTTCACCGTGATCAGGCTGAACATCAGGAATAACACCCGACGGCGCACCGCTGTTCACCACCTCAATGCCGAAAGGCGCAGCAAGCGCCTGCGCAATCTGCACCAGCGAGCGTCCGTTAAACTGTGTCGGTTCGGCTGCACAGTCAATCAGGTCAGCCGTCAGACTACGTCCGGCAATACCGGTGCTGACCGAACGGGCATCGTAACGAACGGGCGTCGCCTCCACCCAGCCGGTGATCACCAGCTCATCACCAATCAGCACTTCCACTTTTGAACCGTTTTTAATGCGCGGCTGAAGCGTGGTGATACCCTCATCTCCCGGCCACTGGCGAGTGATCTCCACACTAAAATCCCGCGCCAGCCGTTCAATACCGGCACCGATGCGCACCGATGTCCAGCCATTCCACTCCCGGCCATTTACCCGTAGCGTGACATTGTCGTTCATTGCACTGGCACCTTCAGAGGGATCACCGGCACAAAGCCGGGATGCGTAATGGCATTACGCCGGATAATGTCCGCGTCACGCGCCGCGTTATCAAACCAGGTCGCCGCCAGCACCAGCGCGGGTAAAACCTCATCCGGCGTGCGCTGAATGATCCGTGCAGACTGTTCAAGGCGCGTGTTGATATCCGCATTCAGATCTGCTTTCACCCGGCGCAGCGCCAGAAACAGCGCATCACTGGTTGTACGGGACAACTCCTTATCAATTGCCGTATTCAGTGTGTCGCGAATGTCGGTCAGTTCTTCCCACGTTGGCAGGTCAACCGTGTTTTTCACCGCCGGTGCATTGTTCAGTGCCGGATGCGTGACAGAAGGCCAGCCGGTGCTCTGCGCGGGTGTTGTTGACTGCCCTACTGTGGCATTCTGCATCACCGCGGAAGTTGTGGGCGCAGGCAATCGTGTGACGGCATACGCCGCTTCGCTGATTGCGGTCGTACGAAGGGTGCTGGCAACCACGTTACGCTGCTGCGTCGCCGTGGCGGTAGTTTTACTGTCCGTTTTCCAGACGCCGCGCGGTTGCAGATCGCTGCCGAGGCTGACACCGGAAAGCGTTTTGATCATGGTGACCAGGTCGCTGGCGTTACCATAAAGGCGTTTCCCGGTACGCCACATTTTCTGCACCTGCTCAACGAAATTTTTGCCTGACGATGGTGGCGGCAGAAGTACCGAGATATCCCCCTGCAACAGCCTGGCGGCATCCGATACGGCAGAATCCACCACTTTCATCGCATCAGAAACATACCCAAGCATTGTGCTGGCATTACCGACGACGTCGTTCTGCACAAAATCTGCCACGCCATCGATACTGAAACCACTGAAGCTGTCACTGATGCAGTCATCCAGTGCAGAACAGGATGACATCAGCGTCTGCGCCGTCGCCGCACCTGAAGTGGGGTAAGAGAGTTCTCCCGCTTCGACAAACTTCAGGTCAAAGCGGACAATACGCCCTTCACTCTTCGATGTGCTGACCCGAACTTCCCCGTCAACACAGACTTTCAGCTCACCGTAAGTCGGATGGACAAGCGTGCCGGGACCGGGTTTATTCAGCGCGTCAATCAGGCGATCGCGCTGGTCAAAGCAGTCATCTCCCACCACATAAGCTGTGATGGACGGGCGGAAAGTGATTTTCCCCAGGTCTTCGGTATAGGGTTTGTCGCGGTTCGGGTATTCGTGCGTTTCCACACGACGACCGATTCCCGCACTTTCTTCTTCAACCTTAAACGGCACACCGCGAAATGACGCGTCCTGAAGTCTGTCTTTCCACGTCATATAAACTCCGTACATAAAAAATCCCACCGGAGTGGGACTCATTAACAGATTAATTTTTCATTACCTGCCAAAGCGCGTATAGCCAACATCATGGCTGACATCAAAACCGCTGGATCGCGTTTCCATAACCCGCATACCCGGAGGCGAATTCACAAAAGAGACCTTGATCTCACCATCAACTTTTGGCGCAGAAGCTTTGTTAATCATGAAGGGATTCGGGCCTGTGGCACCGGAGGCGTTGTTTGACTGAGCCGGATCTACCGCCTGATAAGGTGTGTATCCCCGTGCCGGTATTCCCGTCCCATAAGCATCATAAGCACCCGCGCCCCACTGCGCAGAGTTAATGGCATCGACCGTGTCACCGGAACTGTCGGTAAACCACTCAATAATTGGCTTCAGTTTGTCCCACATATCCTGAAACCACTTAACAACCGGTCCCCAGTTATTGATTACCATCCCCAGCGGCGACCAGGCAAAAACCTTCTTCAGAAGTTCCCGGCCAGCCTCAAAATAAGGACCAATGGTTTCCCAGAGCTTCTTGAAATAAGGTCCGACAACATCCCAGTTAGTGATAATTAATCCCGCAGCCAGGGCTATCGCCGTCGCAATCATTCCAATCGGCGTCATCGACATGATCCTGCTGACAATACTGATGGCACCGCCAACGCCCATCAATCCCAGTTTCAGAATCGCAAGACCGGCAGCAAGCCCGACGACGCCGCGAATAACCCGGGGATTTTCATCCGCAAACTTCGTGAATTTTTCCCCTAACTCCCCCAGCCATTGCGTGATATTTTTGGCGTCACCAGAAAATGCGCCGCCAATAGCCGCAAGGCCGTTAGTTGCGGTCCCCGTCATTGCCTCCCACAGGTTGGACAGCGTACCAAGCTGGGCCTGAACACGTTTATTCAGGCTGGCCTGTTTATTCATCTTCTGCTGGATCTGATCGTAGCCATCCTTTCCTTTATCGATTAGTGCATTGACCACCTGAAGGGTTTCGGCATCATCACCAAATATTGCCTTAAGTACACCTGTTCGCTTAACGTCGGTCAGTTTTCGCAGCTTTGCCAGTTGCCTGAACATGTTATCAAGACCGCCAAAACTTCCTTTGCCGTCAGTAAAATCGAGCTGTACCCCGAGTTTCTGGCGGGCCATGATTTTATTGACGTCCCTGATTTTCTTAACGCTTAATCCGGACTGGATAACTTTTCGCAGGGCGTTACCTGCCGACTCCCCGTTCATCCCCATCTGATCCATCATGACGCTGATGGGGGCAAGGCTCTGTGCAGCCTGAAGACCGTCCTTGTTCACCATCTTCAGAACAGAGCTGGTTTTAGTGAAGAAGGACAACATGTTGGTATCGTCAACACCCAGATAAAACGCCTTCTGGATAGTGTCGAACAGCCCCATCATGTCTTCTGACGCCGTTCCGGTAGCATCCTGCATCTTTGCAGCAAACTCAGCAGCCGCTTCCGGTGTTTTTTTCAGTTGTACCGCAAGATAAGCTGTCGCTTTACCCACACCGCCAAGAATGTTTTCTGCCGGGATCCCCTGACGCACCAGCATCTGCATCATGTTCTGGAAATCAGCCGTTGTACCGGGTAGCTGGTTACCCAGGCCAATAGCCAGTTTATTGATGTCCTGAAAGCTCTTTCCAACCTCGCCGTTCGCATCCATCATGGCGACTTTCAGCCCGGTAGCGGCGTTTTCCTGATCAGCATAAGATTTCAGGGAAAGCGTCAGACCCGCTGCCAGTCCGCCACCAAGCGCCAGCCCACCCTGTGACGCTTCTTCCGCCTGGCGTTTAAATCCCCGGATTTTCTTTTGCATTTTCGACAGCGCGGGAGAAAGCCTGTCGACACCGGTGATCAACGCCTTAAGCTCAAATTCAGCCATGTGTGCGTTTCTCCTGCTCTATCCTGTTTGCCTGACTGACCAGCAAGGGAATTTCACTGATCGGCATATTCAGCAATTCGAAGGGATTAATGCGCCAGTAGCTGGCGCAGTCAAAGAAGCGATCAGTGAGGTATTCAGCCGTCAGGCCTGGAGGAAAAAACCAGCCACAAGCCACGCCGCTGCATTCAGGTCTGCCGGAGACATCTGGTCGACAGAGCTTTGCGGCACTTTCGCCAGCCGCACAATGTATTTCGACACCACATGCGCCAGAAGTCTGACGGACTCATCCTGATTCATCTGGTAGGGATACCCCAGCTCGCGGACATCCTTCCCGGTGGGTTCATCAAACTCCAGTACGGAGAGTGTCTCACCATGAGCGATAATCGGTTTCTTTAACTCAAGCTCTTTCATTACTGGTAATCCCCTTCTTCACCGTGGAACTCAAGATCAACCGTGCCTTCTTCGGCATTATGGTTCGCTTCTCCGTGCAGCCAGGCGGACGACAATACATAGACCTGACCGTTCGCCAGCTCGGCAGTGATAGTCATCTCATCAGACGAGGTGATTTTGTTCACCGGAAAATTCTTCGGCACCTTGAAAGTCCCTTTGACATAAGGCGCACGGTGAGTTTCCTTGCGGTCCACTGAACCGTCCAGGCCGATGATGTCATCATTGACCGTCCTGTTCATGGGCACCTCAATGCCGCCGGTCAGCGATAGCTGTTGACCGTCAATTTTGAAATAACAGGTTCCCCCGATACGGGCCATTATGCAGACTCCTCTGAATACTGAAGACGGAACTGGTTAACCACGGCAAAGACACGCAACTGGTTAACATAGTCAGGCGGGAACAGCGTGTTCAGGCGGTTCGGATCGCTGGCATCACGCTCCACAACCAGGTACTGCTTAAACAGTTCGTAGTTTTCCACGATCCCCGCACGCTCAAGCTGACGGTAGGTTGCCAGCAGTTCCCCTTTGATCACCGCCGGTGTGACAATCGCCTGACCGGGACCAAAGCGGGTACCGTCGCTGGCAAGCTTGTGACGCCCGTACTTACTGGTAATGACGGATTTCAGTTTGCGCAGTACATACGCGCTGGTATGCAGCGTCTCGCTGTCGAGGTAGCTGTTATCCGCAACACCGTAAGCGTTTTTCCTGTACGTGGTGACATCACGCTGAATGCGCAGCACCCCGCTTTCGACATACGCCGTTGCCACGCCATGAGACAGCAGGGTCTGTTGTTCGGTCATCGTGAACCGTTTCCCCTTCGGCGCAGGCAGCATACCCACCAGTTCACCGGTCTGCGTGGGACGTGCCGGATCGTTGCGAATAAACACCGCTGCGCGGGCGGTACGGCTTGCCGCCAGCTCGTCGGCAGGCGTCTGGGTCTCTTTTTCGTATCCCGCCAGGGTAATGTGCTGCTGGTTAAACTGGTCACCTGCGGTCACCAGTTCTGACAGCGTGCCGATCTTTGCCGTATACACATGACCATACAGCTGACGCGCATAGCTCCAGCGACCGCTGGTATCGTTCATCTCGGTCACCAGCGTGTTAACGGAGGCCGTGTCGTTGAACGGCAGGCCAATATAATCAAACGGCTCATCCGCCATTGCAGCCACCGCACCGGTGAGAACCGGAGCGCCCGTTCCGGCGCTCCCCGTCGCCACGGCAATCTGTACGCCCGCTGGCAGCACTTCGCCCCCACCAAAGCCGTAGTAATTGAGGCTGACAGGAATTTCATTCCCGCAAAGCCCCTTATGACGCGCGGTCAGTGTGACCACGCCAGCCGAAGATGAGGCAGTAAACGGCAGGGTCGGAACGGCATTGATGGCATCCTGGATACTGCTGGCAATCGTCGCGACGTTATCGCCGTTGGTCACCGGTGCCTGCACGCGGGTACGTCCCACATAAACATTCACCGTGCCGGTTTCGGTTGCCGCGCCGGTCACCGTCAGCGTAACCGTTGCCGCCGCGCCTGTGGATTCAGGAACGGCAATCACATACAGCTCGCCAAACGGGTCAGTCTGGCGATAAGCCTCGACCATACGCGCCAGCTGACTTCCCGCACCACAAATCTGGCGTGCATAGTCTGCCGACGGCATCAGTACCAGACTGTTGGCAACAATCTCTGCACCGTTATTCGCATGACCAATCAGCAGCGATGCTCCGCTGTCCTGTGCAGTATTCGCCGCCGAGTTATCCATTTCCGCATAAAACAACGGAACCAGCGTATTCGACGGAATGGTGTTAAAGCTTATCGTCATCGGTATTCACCTTTTTATTCACGCGCCGGATATCACCCGCTGCTTCACGGCGCAGCCAGTAGTTGTTCTCGTCAACATTTCGCCCTTCGGCGGGCAAAAGGTCGCCGCGGGCAGGGTCAGGAACTGACCGCCCTTTAACAGGTTTCACAAACATGAAGATTCTCAGGAAGGAAGGGTTATTTCGGTGTGATGTTCGATATCGCCGTCAGGCCCGTTACCGGGATCGAGATAATCAACATCAATCGCCAGCGTTCGCAGTTCATCCAGACTGTTCAGGTCATCCTGCTGGCGGGTATCGTCTTCGGTCAGCTCGCTGATGATCGAAAAATCGAACTGATAAATCAGCTCATGACGATTCAGATCCAGCAGCGTGCCGCCGTCATAGTTAATCGGGTTACCGCACGCTTCCGGGTTCCAGCCCAGCAGGGCCTTAAAGAGCATCTGCCGGACATCGTCCACCACATCATACGAAGCAAACTGACCGCGCTCATCACGCCCGTTACTCAGTATGACAACCACGGAGAAGCCCTCTTTCAGCTCCTGCCAGTAGTCGGTCTGGCTTTTGTTTTCTCCCGGAGAATCATCCCCCGGTACCACATACGCCGCCGGGAGTCTCAGCTTTCCGACCTCCGGCAGATTTTTGAACTGTGCCGCGCCTGCCACCCGGTTCTCAAAATACGGGCAGCGGGCACGCAGCGCAGCAATAACAGGCGTCAGTTTCATCTGTGTCGTCGCTCCGGCTTCAGTGATTTACGCAATTCCCGCGCCAGAAAATAGCGTGTCCAGCTGCGGTTCTTTTCAAGCGTTTCCACCATGAAGTTATTACGTGGAGCCAGTCGCCAGCCGCTGCCACCGGATGCACCACGATGATGGCTGCGACGACGCTTTGCCCCTCGCCTCACGCCATAGAACAAAAAAGCCGGATAAAAATCACCGGTGATACGGCGGTTTCCCTCTCCATTACGCTGGTTAGGGGCTATACGTGCCATAAAACCAGGGCGATGTTTACTGGCTCTGGGTACCATGTAACCAATCGAACGAGCCAGGCGTCCGGTCTGATAACCGGGGTTTTCACCCGGTGCCGACCGCGCACGGCGCATCACCAGCCGACGGGCATCACGCATATGACGCTGACCAATCGTGACAAACGCCCGCCGGACACGGGCGCGGTTAAAGCGCATCTCCGCGGGCTGCTGAACATCAACGTGCAAAAAGGAAGTCGTCATTGTTGCCTCCGTGACTCTGCCTACATTCGCCCAGCTCCGTACACTCCAGCAGCAGAAAGCGCCGCGCCCCGTTCAGATCGCGCTGACGTTTCACCCGGTACACACTGTCACCGCAGACCACCTCATAATCAGCGGTGATCCCCCGGCGGTAACGAATGGTGATGTAATGGGTGATGGCGTCCCCGGTCTGCGCGGTTTCCTGCCAGGTGGTGGCACTGGTCTGGACAACCTTCGCCCATGTCCGGAACGCAACCGGGTATTGAGGCTCCACGCCAAAGTTATCCGCGGGCATATCCACCCGCTGGCGGATCAGGACGCGTTTATTCAGTTCACCGGGGTCCGGCAGAATGTAGGTTGCGCTGGTCTGCGCCTGACGAATTTTCATTGCGGGAAATACCTGTACGGGCCGACAAGCCAGTTAAAGCTCATTGGCAACTCCATTTTCTCAACGTCTGTAACCGACGAGCGATTTTCGTAAAAATGGCTGATAAGCATCAGCATCCCCAGACGAATATCATCCGGCAGGTGCAGCCCGTCCGGATCGCTGTCCGGAATGGTTTCATCCGGAGCATAGAGCTTCCGGTTCAGATACGTTTCCGTCCGCTTTTGCGCCGCACAGGCCAGCAGTTGCAGATGGCGGTCATCAGCATCGAAATCCTCATCCAGCCGGAGTTGGGCTTTAATCTCTTCCATTGTCAGAAGCATACTCAGCCCTCTTTACTGGTCGTGGCTTTTTTCTCTTTTGCCGCTTTACTGCTTTTTGCACTGGTTCCGCGCTCTGCTAACCCGGCCTGAAGTGCAATCTCCTGCACCCGGGCAGGAAGCGCCCCGTCGTCATACTCACCGGCCCGAATGACCTCAACACGCATACCGTCCGGTGACCATTTCAGATCTTGTTTCAGGATCATGATTCTTCACCCGTCAGAACAGGGGGGCGCGGTTCCACGCCCCTGAGTGATTACGCCGCTGCAATCTTCAGCAGTTTGATGGCCTGCGAATCGACCAGCATCCCGCCGGTGCGCTTGGTGGTATAAAAACCGACAAACGGTTTATTGGTGTACGGGTCACGCAGAATGCGGGTGCCGATACGGTCAACGATGGTGTAACCCCGTTTGAAGTTACCAAATGCAATGGCTTTCGCATCAGCGGCGATATCCGGCATCTGTTCGTTTTCAGCGATACCGTAACCCGCCAGAGAGGACGGCTGCCCCAGTTCCAGCCCCGGACGCCACAGATAGTTACCCTCGGTGTCTTTCAGCAGACGGATGGCAAACAGGCTGTTGTTGTTCATCATGAACTTCGCGCCAGTGCGGTGTGCCTTACGCAGCGTGTAAATCAGTTTGATAATGGCGTCTGCAGTCACCGAGGTCGCTTCGCCGGATACAATATGCTGAAGTTTGCCGAACGCCCGGACCTTGTCGGTTTCATCAGTGGATTCATACGCCAGGAACCCTTTCGGCTTCTTGGTGCCATCGCCTGAGGTAAAGGCAATTTCTTCCTGTTCGGCAAATTCGGTTGCCAGCTCGCTGTTGATCCAGGCCTCCACGTTGAAGAAGGCATCGTCCAGCATTTTCTGGGTAGCCTGCGGGTTGCCGTAGATTTCCCCCATGAGAGGTTCAATCAGCTCCAGTCTGGAGGTGGCAGTCTGGGATCGCGTATCCGTTTCCCCCACCCATCCGGAAGCCGTACCGCCCAGATTCACCAGTTTTTTGTAGTCGGAACCGCCAACGGTGATCACCGTGGCTTCCTGACGCATCACCACTTCATCTTTCAGCAGGTTAAGAATGTTGCGATCCAGTTCTTCCGGCACGGCGTAGCCACCGTCTTCATCGGTACCCACCTGCAATGCCTTACGCTCCAGATCGCGCAGACCGTCTTCACGGCCTTTACGCAGGAAGCCCACAAACGCCTCTTTATGCTCGGTGGCCAGTTTATTTTGCGCTCCACCTGCCGGACGTTTCAGCTCAAGCAGCTCTTTTTCAAGGTCGCTTTTGAGATTTTCCAGCTCGCTGAGTTTCCCGTTCAGGGTTTCCACCTGCCCGGCAAGCTTGCCTTTTTCCTGCTCAATCGCATCCACGCGCTTGTCGTTCTTTGCTTTGAAGTCGTCAAACTTCTGCTGCAGCTCCTGCGCGACCTGTTCGACATCTTTAATATCAACCGCCATCGTATTTCTCCTGATTAGAAGTTCAGATTTTTCAGTGCATTCAGTGCAGAGCCCACATCCTCAGCGTCGCGCAGGGACAGTGCGCCATAGCCCCCGGCCATGAATGCTTTGGCCTGGGTACGGGAGAGTCCGACATCACGCAGGACTCTTTCGATTTTTTTCTGTTCGGGGATTTCCCCGCGGGCCAGCGCGTTCTTGACGTCGCTGATCCGCGCCTCGTCGTTAGACGGAAACGTCACCAGACTGACTTCCCAGAGGTCGATTTCTTTCAGCAGAAAGGCTTCTTTCGTCCGGTCGTATTCCCAGTCCTTCAGGACGTACCCAATAGAAAGGCCGGTTAACGAACCGGCCTTCATGTGTGCATGTGCGCGTTTTGCCAGGGGATCATCATCAATGAGCAACCGCCCCCTGACGTAAAGCCCGACATCGTCTTCCTTCATTTCGGTGTAAACACCGATGGGCTCATCCATGCGGTGCTGCCAGAGCAGCGCAGGTAACGCTTTTCTGTCACTCCACGCCCGCAGGGACGCAGCAAATGCCCCGGACATCACCACATCATCGTGACTGTCCTTTACACCAAAGACGGAGCCATATCCTTCAAACTCACCGGAGTCACTGACAGATTTCAGACTCAGCGGTACATCAAGACGTTTTTTCGTCTGCATTGGCGTTATCCTTCTGCTTACCGGCTTTACTGCCATCGGAGGGTTTCGTGGTCATGTTCATCGGTGTGAGATAGACATCACCACCGGGACGCGGATTCATATCTTCCAGGTCGCGGCAGTCATTGGGAGAGTAAATTCCCCAGTTAATCCCGGTGGCGTAGGCTTCAAAACGGGACTTCATATCCCCGCGCAGTAACGCCCCGGCGTTAAATTTGGCGTAATAAACACCCTGCTTACTTTTTCGTACCAGTCCGGTGTTGATCCGCTGCTCAATGCGGGTCAGATACGGCACCAGTGAATAGTTGATAAATCCGAGCCCCAGCTCTTCGATATTGTTGAAGGTGGCGCGATCGGTGTTCTGCACCATGTGCAATGGCACACGGAACAGACGACAAATTTCTTCAAGCTGAAACTTGCGGGTTTCCAGGAACTGGCTGTCCTCTGCGTTCAACGCCATCGACTTCCAGTCCAGCCCCATCTCAAGGATCATCGGGCGGTGAGCATTGCCAAGCCCGGTATGACGCTCCTCAAAATCTTTCTTCAGGCGCTCATAAGCCTGATCTGACAGCGTCTGCTCTGTACGCAACACACCCGACGTCACCGCGCCATTGCTGAACAGTCTGGCCCCGTGCTCTTCGGTCGCTGCCGCCAGCGATATTGCCTCGCGGGCATAGGCGATGGGATTCAGCCCCACCAGTCCGTCCAGCGTCAGCGTGCGCACATGCCAGATACCCTCCTGGCTCAGTACATCCGTGGAGCCATCCGGGAATGTGACCTGATAGACCGGCTCCCAGCTACTGTTAAGCTTCGGTACCACACAGCCGGGATCGACGGGCAGCAGTTCAGCCACTTCGCCAAATGCTTTCACTTTGTAGGCGTAAAAGTTTCCCCGCAGGCACAGACAGGTGACCACCAGCTCCCAGAACTCCTGCGGCGTCATATAGCCATTGGGATGCGTGGAGATCAGCTTATGCAGACGTTCGCCGGTGGCTCTCTGCTTCAGGCTGCCGTTCAGGTGATACAGGTTGCAGGGCAACATCCCGACCGACTCCGCCAGCACCCTGACACAGGAAAAAACCGCCGTCAGTCGCATGGCCCGCTGGCTGCTGATCTGCTTTCCGGTATAGGTGTCGTAGGACAACCCGATAGCATCCGCCAGCTCTGCTGGCGTGGTCACCGGTGCGTCACTTTTTCGTTGAAATAATCCCGAAAAGAACACTATTTACCTCCGCCGACAGACGACTGTGTACGGTCGAGATATCGCGCCACCAGCCACGACCAGAACAGGCACAACGCCCCGGCAACAACAAACCCCGCCGGGGGATAAATCAGCCAGGCACCATACGACAGCAAAAGCGCCCCCAGCACGCCCACCAGAGGCGCGAGAATCAGCATGATCATAATTACCTCAGTTAAAGCGAGCGGATCCCATAGGACTCAATGTGGTCAGACAGCGTGTCTTCTTTCTCGTACAGCATGGCTCTGCCAACCGCCATAATCAGCGCAACTGCACCGTCGATTTTGTTTTCCGCCTGCTCTTTGACGGGCTTCACCACATCATCGTTACCCGGAATGGTTTTGCCGACCACGTTGCCGATACACCAGGTCATGATGGGATTGCCATCATGATGAAAGCGCCCCGATTCAATTGCCGCTTCCAGCTCTTTCATCGGGTCGGACATGTTGGTGTAGTTCTGAATGATAGTGATGGGGTTCAGGTCTTCATCAGCAAGGTCATGTGACAACCCGGTCGCCCCGAAGGGGTCGATGGGTGACTCACTGACCGGGCTGATTTTGTTCGCCGCTTTGGCCACCTCGAGGATGTAGCGATAATCCACCTCCGCACCATCGGTAACGGTCAGAACCCCCATCTCCACCCATTTCTGAAAGCGTTCGGCTGTCCGGCGATCTTCATTTTTCTCAACGCTGTACACCGTGTCATACGGTACCCAGAAGCACGGAGCCACACTGTAGTAATGCGTTTTACCGTCAATCTCGCGGGTATAAAGTCGCGCCATACTGTTCATATCCAGCTTACGCGCCAGGTCAAAGGCCAGGATGCACGGTTGCCCCTCGAACTGCTCAAGGGACAGTGATTTATCCTCGCAGCTCTGCCAGCTCACCAGGTTGAAATACGCCGAACGCGCCGACACCCAGATATTGAGGTGCTTTGTTTTAAAGACGTTTGCCAGACGGGCGTTATTTTTCGCACGCTGCTGCTGACTTAACAAAAATTCGCGATAAACCGACACGCCAATATTCGGGTTAGCTTTTTCCAGCACCTGCGGGTCGGTCCAGTCGTCACCTTCATCAACGGTATAGATGATCCCGAACAGTTCATCGTTAGGCACCGAGCCGTTGAGCATCTCGATAACTTCCCGCCGCTTGTCGTAGCACGGCCCCTCAATGTTGTACCCGGCAGTAGTAATGGCCCACATCAGTGGCTGACGTCGCGCCCCCATCCCGGTAAGCATCGTGGTGTAAAGCGCATCTGTGGCGTGCTCGTGATATTCATCCACCACCGCACAGTGGGGTGATGAACCATCACCGGGGTTACCAATCAGCGGTTCAAAACGCGCACCATCCTCCGGACGGTTCATGTTTGAGGCGTTAACCTCAATCCCGAACGCTTCCGTCAGCATGGGTGTGCGTTTACACATCAGTCTTGCCGGACGAAAGACTTCCCATGCCTGTTTCTCCGTCGTGGCACCGGAATACACTTCCGCGCCGAACTCGTTATCACAGGCAAAACAATACAGGGCGACACCGGCAGAGATTGCCGATTTGCCGTTCTTACGGGGGATTTCGGTATACACCTCCCGGAAGCGGCGCAGCCGGGAGCCTTTATTGACCCAGCCAAACGCGCAGCAGATCACAAAGAGCTGCCACGGCTCCAGCGTGATGGGCATCCTCTTAAATGCCCACTCACCCTTGGTGTGCGGCAACAGCTGAATAAATTTGGCGGCCCGTTCAGCCAGGTCCTTGTCGAAGCGGTAACGAAACGACTTACTTTTTTCCGCCATCAGGTCATCAAGATGGCGCTGGCAGGCCTGAATCACAAACTGGCAGGCCACAATCTTTCCGCGCACGACATCCCGGGCATACTGATTGGCAGCATTTACGTTGGGGTAAGATTTCCGGCTCATGATTCGATGATTTTCAGAAACGGGTTAGTGGCTTTCTTCTTCCCCGCCAGGCCAATCAGACGCTGGCGGCTGCTGGGGTCGAGTCCGAGCATTGCCCCCGTACTGCTCATCTCGGACTCCTGTTCTTTTTTGGCGGTCAGCTCCGGATTTTTGACCATACCGCCCATTGCACCGGTGATGGTGTTGCCCTGTCTGGCAATATTTTTCACGGCACGTCGCCAGAACTCGTAGGCCACGCACCACCGCTCAAGAACCGCGAGGTCAGTCACGCACAGCAGGCCCTGACCGCAGAGTTCTTTAGTTGTCAGTTGCCACATGATCGTAGCGAGAGGGAGATCTTCTTCAGCGAACCACTCCGGTGGCTCAACACCTTTGATGGGCGTAAAAACAGGTTCATCTTTATTCAGGGCTCGCTTGCCGGGGTTTCCGGCCAGCGCCTTGCGCGCCGTTGGCTTGGGGCGACGCCCGGAACGCCCCGCCGTTCCAGCCATATGCGGCACTCCTGGTTAAATTTCATTTTTCGCGGGTATAAAAAAACGATGGGGCGGGCAGTCCGGAAGACGTCAGGTCACAGGGATGTGACCCGCCCCTCCCCTCAGACAGTTGAGAGTTATTATCACTTTAACCGTTCACGGGCCGTCTTCGCCTTATGACACGGCCAACACAGACTCTGCAGATTACAGTCGGCATCAGTGCCGCCATGCGCTTTAGGGATGATGTGGTCAACGGTTTTCGCCTCACGCACCACACCGGCACGCAGACATAACTGACATAAACCTTTGTCACGCTTCAGCACACGCGCGCGGATAGCGTCCCACTTCGAACCATAACCGCGCTGATGACGGGACTGACCTGGCTTGTATTGCTTCCAGCCTTCGCTTTTGTGGCTTTCGCAGTAGCCTGACGGGTCTGTGGTTGTAGAGCGGCAGCCGCGAACACGGCAGGCTTTTGGGGTTCGTGGTGGCATTGGTAAGCTCCAATAAAAAAGCCACCATCGATTGCTAGTGGCTTGGCATCTACTAATGTTACTAATGTGAAGAGTAGGTTTATTTTTTCTTCTTATTTAACTTATCTAAATTGACGGGATCTTTCCCTGTGGCAGCTAAACACCAAAAAGAATAACTCTTTTGCATGACATAGGTTCTAATTCTCTCTAATGTTTCATTATATTTTTTCTCAACAACCTGTATCGCATGTTCAAATAAATTAATCATATCAACATGCTCGTCCTCGACACCAATCATGCTCAGTTGTTTTCTATCTGTCACTGCTTGATAAAATGTTTTCCCATTTTTCCTTATTAGTAACAATGAAGTTTCTGCTGACTCATAGTCTTGGTTGCCGCTATGTGCTGCAAAATTATGCCTGTAGTTAATAATACAGTCATGCAACCCAAAATATTCAGAATCAAGCCAATCACGCTCCATCTTTAACTTTCTCCCTTTAGCTTCAGAGAAAGCTTTACCATAAAACGTTAGGCTTGCCACAAATAACGCTCTAATTTCACTTGATAAATCTAGATCAAGTATATTCCCGTATAACTTGCCATCTGTCCTTAATTCGTTTCTCCCTGCCAGTTCATTAGCTATTTGGTACCACTCTTTAGCACTTTTTAAGTCCCTATGAATTAGGGACAGTGAAGATGCTCTATCGGCAATACGCCCACTCAATTTTATGCGATCTACAATTTCATTATTGAATGTATAAACCGCTTTAAATTCCCCCGTTTCGGAATCAATATAATATTCAACATCTAACCCTTCATATGATTCACACCCGGGACCTTCTAATTTTTTTCTTTTCATATAGAATATTCATATACGTTTCAATTCTCAGTCAGCATAGTAGAAAAAAAAGATGTCCAGATCCATACATCGAAAGCAATTTTATTTTTCACACTGACTAGAGATATAGTCCTGCAATGCTCTTATCTGTTTATAACTGATTTCAATTCTCTCTCTGAGGGTGAAATAATCCCGTTGAGCGGTGTCAGTAAGTCGGGGGGCGGTAGCATCATCCAGGCTGGTGGTAATGGTCGTTGATTGCACTCTCGGGCAACTAGCGGCGAGGAACAGCCGCTTAGTGCCAACAGCAACATCACGCTGAAGCTGTTCAATAGTTGCTTTAGCATTTGCAAGTTCTCCGGTGTATTTCGCATCGAGCGCAGAAACATCACGCTGGCGCTGCTGCATCTCAGTAATGGTGGCGTTCGCCTGGCTGAGTTTTTCCTTCGCTTTATCGCGCTGTTCTTTGTAGGCGATGGCGTTATCACGATAATGATTAACAGCCCATGATAGGCAGACGATGGTGCAGATAACCAGAGAGGACAGAATCGCAGTTACTCTACTCATATAGCTGAATTTCTCTGACCGTTCCGCCCGATTCTTTGAATTTTTCAATCAGGCTGTCAACCTTATGTTCGAACTGACCATAACCAGCGCCCGGCAATGACGCCCAGATATTGCTGCAACGATCAATAGCCTGACGGATATCGCCGCGATCAATCATCGGTAAAGCACCACGCTCTTTAATCTGCTGCAATGCCACAGCATCCTGGCTTTTTGGAGAGAAGTCTTTCAGCCCAAGCTGCTTACGGTAAGCATCCCACCAGCGTGAAAGAAGCTGATAACGTCCTGCGGCTGTTGATTTAAGTTTCGGGTTTAGCGTGACAAGTTTGCGAGGGTGATCGGAGTAATCAGTGAACAGTTCACCTCCGACAATAACGTCATAACCGTGGTTACGTGTCGGTTGTCGCCCGTTATCCGTTCCTTCTGACCATGCCACCATATCGAGGAAAGCTTTACGCTGGGAATTTAGTACCTGCATAAATTACTCCTTAGAGCCACCAAACTTATTACCGATTACTCTCATTGCAGCCCCACGAATAGCATCGACCCCGATCAGCCCAACGCCGCCACCAATGGCAACAGAAAGAGATTTAGGCCATCCGACATACTCAAGAGCGGATGCAAAAGTCAGCGTCAGAGCACCACAGAGCAAAATCTCGAGCGTTTTTCGTTTCCAGCCACCACCACCGCCAAAATAGGCAATGCGCAAGCCAGCCATAACGATCGACATAATCACTGCGCCCAGCGGTGTGTCTCCACGCCACCAGCTCTGGACCAACTCCAGCCAGGTATTTGGGTTATGAGGCATTTGTAGTTATCTCTCACCTCGCTGATACAGCAGGTGCAAATTGAGGGAACATCATGTACCGCAAATCAGAAGCGGAAACATCAAAGAAGCCGAACCGATGGAGAACTGCGGAATAGGCCAGGACCAACGAATCCCCAGCCACAGAAACGACAAAACCCGCTCGACGGCGGGTTTAAGCTGTGTGGCGAAGTAACCACTCTTAACAGATTACAATGTTTTTTGCGGACCGCGCTAATGATTTCCTCTTTTTTTTGTTGTATTTTTCACACGGTTGCTAAAATTATTTCGGATCGATAATGAGTACAGAAAATAAGAATAAAACCAGGCGAGTGAGAGTTGGTTTTTTCACTGGTAATGGAAGCAAAAAAGATGGCACATCTGCTGCAAAACTAGCCTTTGAGCAAATGACCACAGCAGATACTGTAACTTTTCCAATAACTTACACAACAGACACCCCAAATCGAGGGTTAAAGTTAGTTATTCTTCAAAAAGATACCACACTGCAATGTTACTTTGGTTACGTATCGTGGAGAAGGGAATGCCTACTACCGTTCATCGAGGATGCTACAGGTAGTGAGAGAACAATTCCTTTAAATGATAAAGATTCTGTAGTTGAAAGAACATATTTTATCTATTACTACGAAACGGACTTATTAGCTATGACCCTCAACCATATAGGGCCCAAAGTAAATGATCTGGCATTCATTTTGTATAACAAAACTGATTTAAAAAGCGTCACTTTTGAAGCCATTTGGAAACAAGAGAGCATGAAGGAACTGCTTGAGGACGGAAATATCCTACGTAGTTTCGATCTTATAGTTGCTGCTCCAAGAAACTTTAACAAAGCTAATTATAAGATTAAAAACCCTTTAGCTAATGAAATTATTGACATGGTTGTTGGTATGGGCGGGTCGCATCTAAGATTAAATATGCGAGGTCGGATTCGCCCGAAAAAACAAGGGTTTAACTATCTAAAAACTTCTGTCACCGATGCTATTAAGGAACTACTTGAACTTTTTCCAAAAGGTTCTGGAGGTCTAAAAATTAAAAAAATTGATGTAACAGAGCCATCCAATAGAACGCCCAAAAGTCTACTTGACCAAGTATTGGTCAGTACAAAGACAATCATTGTCAAAAGCGGTTATCCATCCGATTCTGATATCAGAACGGCGATGATATCTGCTAAAATTGATAACGCGAACTATCTTGCACAGTATGAGCTCGCTAGCAGAGACTAATAACCAAGCATGGAGGACACAATGAGAGAATTAGCCACTTTTCTCTGGAAATGCGTCCTCTGGATTCTGTTGACCTATGCAGCGACAAAACTGTTTAAACCGATGAAGCATGCTGACGTACTCACAACAGCGGGGGTGCTCTCGACTATATCAGGCATCCTGTTTGGTTTTGTTCTGGCTGCAATATCTATATTTAGTAGTGCAAACAGCGATAAGGAAGGAGCAATTAATGCCCTTAAGCAAAACAACGTGTTACCAACTCTGGTAAATAGATTACTTTCAACAGGGTTAACTCTCATCGTCGCATGTATATTTCCATTGATAGCGATGTTTCTACCTGATGATGTTATTGTTGCGGGCAAACCTATTGATTTCCTGTTCATACTGTTAGGCTTATCCTCCCTTATAATTTCGCTATATACCTTCGGAAGGTGTTGGTTAGTGTTACGAAAAATCTTCCCCCACTTGTGACAGGTTGGCCTCATATGGGGCCAACCTGTGCAACCCTAAGCGTCCATTTCAAGGTTAACATCCAACATTGAAAGGCAACCATCAATAAATCCTTCGGCTAGTTGTATTTCTATGCGTACCAATTTTTCATCCTTTCCACGCACCTTTGCAATCTTACGCTTGGATATTCTGTATAAATAATGTGCCACAAGCAGCGAGTGCTCATCTGGCTTTTTTTGCTTTAGACGAGCAAGACAACCTTCAATAATTAATGCATCACTATCTGAACAAGCCTGACGTGTTTTGCTTGTGTAGGGAAGAAGCCCCTTAAACCCAGCAGCTATAGGCGAATAGTCTACTCCAGAACTATCACTCGCCGCCCATGCTCCCCAACGCTCCAGAACCATCTGAATATCACGCATCAACTTTCTCCACCAAATCAGGCCAACACCCCAATCGCCAGCGCGCGATCGATAAAACGAAATATCAGCTCCAGTTGGGAGCCATACTTCTCTTCAAATGCCACGGTATCCGCATGCAGCTCGTCGTGATGCTTTCTGCACAAAGGCAACACAAAGAGGTCATGCGCTTTTGTACCCATTCCACCCTGACCGTGACCTATCAGGTGGTGGGGATCATCAGCAGGCTTTCCACAACATGCACACGGCTGTGTCTTAACCCAGCGCGTGTACTTTTCATTAACCCAGCGGCGGCGTTTTGGGCGTAACATAAAAGACTCCAGCGACTCCGGATCCACTTTCAGCGCCAGCACCTTTTTCGCTTTATCCTGGATAATGCTGGTGGCAGGAACCGAAGGCACAAGGTCACTTTCCCGGGTGACCGCCTGCACAACAGGCTTCGGTAATCTCAGTGCCTTACGGGCTGCACTTTCCGGTAAGGCATCCGCCAGGTCATTACGAATCAGCCACCAGCACAGTTCCGGTATTGTCACAACGTGACTATCATCAAAACCGAGATCCCGACGCACAACAGACAACACCCAGCGGGCACAGTTATCCGTTGCCATTGATTCCAGCCGTTCCGTGAACTGATCGCGCAGCTGGTTATCGCAGTGCCAGCACAAACGGATTGCGCCCGGAGCGTGTCGCATTGTTGTCATGTTCTCGCTGTGCCAGTCGGAATGAGGCCACTGGCAGCCTTTTTCACGAAGTAACCAGCTTTCAAGACATTCCACGCCACCAGCACGACGGATCACTGCCTCATTGCGGAATACGGCCCGAACGGCAGGATCATCCGCCAGCGGTTGTGATGCCGCCGGAACGGCACCACTGGCGAAAGATGAATAACGTTCCGGCTCAGGCTCCAGCAGGACACGCCCCTGCATAAACAGGGGCATCAACTCTGAACCTGGCCTGAACAATACGATCCCCATACGCGGGGCAATTTCAGGGGTCAGTAGTGCTCTCACGGTCACCTCAATGAACGGTATCGAGCAGCTTTAACAGCTCAGAGAATCGGGATTCGAAGAAATGCGGCTGCGTCTCGCGCGGATTTGCGGGACTGGTGATGTTCTTGCCGAACATGCAGCCTTTCGCTGTCAGCGACCAGAATTTTTTGATGTTGTTAATCGCGGTACGGCTGTATCGTTCGCGCTGCTCGACGATCCCCAGCTTCACCATCTGGTGATATGCCTGATTAGCCGTCAGGCGGATACCATACTGTTTCAGCAGTGCACTCAGTGACAGCGTAGGGCGACTTGAGCCATCGTGTGCATCAGCAGGAGCATCAATGGCATAGCGCGGTGCCAGATTCGGTAAGCCAACAGCCTCCTGAAGTTTCTGACAGGCTCCAAGCACTGAAGAGTTAGACAGATTTAACTCCCGGCGCATAAAGTCCAGCAGAATCACGCCAGCCTGCATCTTGTCAGCAGCCTGTCCGGATAATTTTTCAGGTGCGCTGGTTACCATGTCGAAAGTACGGATCACCTTCAGATGGAATGACGGGCTGATCCACATTGCATAGGCATACACCAGTTCTTTGCAGACATACGTCCCCTGGTTATTTCCACCACGAATAACGTTAACTGGCTCTATATTGACCGAGTTGCAAATCTGCAACTCGCTTATTAAACGTTCAGTTTGCTCATTGCGGAGCCAGAATGCAGGCTTATGCTTATCCAGAGAACCGGCAGCCCTGTGCAGATCGTTCAGGCTGTAACGCCCATAAGCATCACGACGAACTTCAATACCATCAATGACCATCAGATTATTCATACTTCGTTTCTCCTCTTAATCAGGCGGCTGCACCCGCCGGTTTCTCGTACTTACTGATAGTGATCTCGACCTTCCCTTCCGGGATAACCGGTCCCCACTCCACCAGCATTCTTTTCACCTGACTGTCGTCTTCCCACACACCCGCGTGGGTCAGGGCGTCAAACAGCGCCTTGTTATAGTTGTCCAGATCGCGGATCCGGTTATCCGGAGGAAACAACACGATCTCCACTGAAGCAGGTGCCGACGTTGGTTTCGGCAGACGACGTAACTGCTCAACTATTGCTGCGCACGCCGCGCTCTGGAATTTTCGCCCCGCCGCGCTTATCAGGCTCTTACCAGCAAACGCCCCTTTGTTGGGGTGTCGCCAGTACGTGTTCACGCTGGGCGGAAAAGGCAGGATCAGCTTCATGCTTTCAGGCCTCTCTCATGTAACCAGTGGGTTGCACGCAGCCTTGCGTTTTCCTCACCGGCAAGCAGTGAGCGGATAATCCCGACCGCCTCGCTGTCGTCGTCCTTCACCGCGGTATGAAGCGTTATCCCCCGGGCCACGCCACGCTTTATCGTGATGACGCCTTTTTTCTCCAGTGCGCGAAGATGCTCCACCGCTGCATTCACTGAACGGTATCCCAGCATGGTTGCCACCTCCTGATTGGTTGGCGGGAAGCCACGTTCTTTCTGGTAAGAAATCAGCATATCCAGCACCTGCTGCTGGCATTGAGTTAATGTCGTCATGCCGCCATCTCCCTGACCAGTTTTTCTGCCTGCTGGCGAACCTGCGCCAGAAACGCCTCACCACATGCCTCAAGTTCATCGCGCCCGATGTAGCTGATTGCCGGTCCCTTCCAGGTCTTGTCGAAAACAGCAATAGCACCAGCGAAGAAAGCGCCTGTCGGCACCTGCTTCTCATCTTTCGGGATAAACCAGGCAGGCAGTTCAAAACCAATACGCCCGCGAATAAAAGCAATATGATCTGCATCTTCCGGCCACCACACTTCGCTGGTGGCAGCTTTGATCAGGAAAACATAGCGCCCGCCTTTATCACGCATGGCACTGGCATGTTTCATGATGTAACGCATGCCGGTGATGTATTGCCCCTCATGCTGACTGGCGCGGCTGTATGGGGGATTACCAAAGGCAGCACCTTTAAGCTCCGCAAGACGTTCTGACCAGTCATGCGCCAGCGCATTGTCTTCCGCCGTGTAATACGCGGTACATTTGGCGTTATCACCGTCAGTAAACAGATCCAGAACAAACGGGCCAAACAGAGTGTTAATTCCCCAGAAAATGTTATCCGGCGTGCGCCACTGATCGCCCACTTCCTTCAGTTCATGGGCTGGTTTGTTCCGTAGTTCCACCAGCGCCTGGCAATATTTATTACTCATTAAGCCCCCACGTAATTCCCTGACAGATACCACTCATCACCCGATACAGCGCGCTTGCTGCTTTTCCGTAAACACTGCTCACGACGCGCCAGAAAATTGTTTCGTTCTGGCTGGGAGTGGCTTTCACGGAATGCCGCCATCCACACCGTTGCAGCACGACGGTATAAGCCCCTGGACTCCAGTTCTTCAGCCTGGCGGGTCAGGCACAAAATCACCCGGGGGTCGTTAGTGCCGACATAGAAATTGCGCACAGCTCTGGTTTCACGAACAGATTGTGGTTCCGGCTCCTGCGCTCTCTCAGTCAGGCGCGGGAAATGTCTGCGTGTATCTCCTTCACAACGGTGAGCCACACGCCCACTCTGACGTAACTTGCTTGCTGACTGCAGAACGCGCTGCCGTGAGTAACCAGCAAAAGCATCCGCAATGTCTCCGGAAGTACACCCCGGATGGGCTTCAATGAATTTCTGAACTTCATTCAAAAGACTCATAATCACCCCCTGAATCCTGCCGGGATCTGGCTGTAGTCCACGTTGTCGTAACTGGCTTTGAAGTACGGGTCTTCGCGTTTTTCTGTGTGCGTGCTGACGGACGGCGATAAGCGCAGGGAAAGCTCATCCCATTTTTCCCGCAACTTCGACGGGCTGAGCACGTTACGGCACCAGAACGGATCGCGGCTGACGCGGCTGTACATCTCGCAGATTTGTTTGTGAGTACGACCATCCTGCACACACATCAGGCGAATTTCGTTTGCCCAGGCTGTCCAGTTAGGTTCTTTGGGACGAACCACCTCGCCGTCACATTCGGCGGCCTGCTCGTACAGGGCGATGATTTTTTTCCAGAGCCACTGTGCGCAGGTCAAATCATCCTGCGTTCCCCACTGGCGCTTTTTAGGGCTGAATACAACCGCATCAGGATGGCGAGTTAAAAAATCCTGTTCATCCGTCTGCGTGTCCGGTTGCGAAGCGTCCGGACGAGAAGTTTTTTTATCTGATGGATCATGTTTTGATTTTACTGACGGATCCCCGCCAGATTCTGACGGGTGAAAACCCGCTTTTTTGCCAGATTTCGACGCATCAAATTTTGACGGGTCAGATTTTGATGCGTCAGATTTTGACGGGTCAGAATCTGACAGTTGAGAAAATGCCGCTGCCTGAAGCTTCGCAACGTTAAGCTGATAAACATTCGACGCATTGCGGTTACCCTGGCGACGCGCCTTACGCGTTAACCAGCCTTCTGCTTCCAGCCGTGCGATAGCCGTTCTGACGGTACTCATCCCCGCGCCAATCTGGCGTGCAATGGTTTCAATTGATGGCCAGCACACACCTTCGTCATTACTGAAATCAGCCAGGCGGGCCATAATTGCCACGCTGGATAACTTCATGCCTGACGCAGCGCAACCATCCCATACATAGCCGGTTAATTTAGTGCTCATGACCGACCTCTATTTCCCTGAATTTACGACGAAACTGTTCGAGCGGGCTGAAGCACTCATGCTCATAGCCTTCGCGGAGGTAGATAACCCGTTGTGTTTCCGGCTCCCAACGAATGACTCTGACGGGTACTCCGTAGTGATCTTTGAACCAGCGGTTAACTTGTCGCAAAGGACTGTCTCCTTCTGCCGGTTGAAATCACCCACAGCCCACTCTGCAAAGCTGTGGGTTACAATTTCCCTGTCACCTGGTACATTCACTGCATAGCAATATTCCACCTTCGCTTTTCCACCCGGTACAGGAAGCGCAATCAGTTGCGAGCGACGGTAGTGTGTTGTTAAACTGTTCATGCGTTAGTTTCTCCACAACCAGAAGCAATCGACGCCACGACGCCCGGAGCTGCACACTCGCGGGCGTCATTACTTTCTGAAATGCAAAAGATTTTGTAGACAAGTGCTGCATGCTCCTGCAGCTTCGAAATTGAGAGATACAGCTCGTCGTTAATTGCTGTCTTCTCATGCGGTTCCACTACACCGTCTTCGATTGCTGAACGAATCTGTTTTGAATAACTGCCGATCTGTTCAATGACTTCCAGCAGACGCTGGTTAATATCGGCGTTGTCCACATCCTCGACGTCAGGAAGAGACACAAAGACGCCATTTGCAGACTGCGCCACAGCATCAGCAATGAAGTGAGTGCCACCAGCACGCTGTAAAACCATTGCCCATCCCAGCGGGAAAATCTGATCGCCATCTGCACGAAGGCGGTTGAATAAAGCGTTTTCTGTTACATCGAGCCAGTCAGCCGCTTCAGCGTAACCACCCGGCAACGCCGCGATAGTTTTTCTGACAGCTTTCACGTACCACTCAGGCTGTTTTTCTATTTTCCAGTGATGCTTACCCACGGTTCACCTCCTGTTCCTGTGGTTTAAACCCATTCTGGTTTTGGCTAGATTGAAAACGTGCCGGATAAAGAATCTGCATTTCGCTGACTTCACCCTTAAAAAAATTGGCTAAACGTTCTGCAAGCTCGATAGATGGAATCTGCTCCAGCCTCTCAATACGACTCAACGTCGCTGGATTGACTTGAACACCCGCAGCAACATGCTGCAAAGTGAAACCATGCGCCTTACGCACATTTCGTAATGGTGATTGCATATGCCCTCCAAATATTGCGCGTTATGCATGTTATTTCACGCAATTATTTTGCGCAAGTTGATTTGCTTATCACGCAATAAAGAAATGTAATAAACGCATGAACATAGGAAACCGAGTCAGACAACTTCGCCAAGCGAAGAACATGAAAATCGCCGATCTCGCTGAAGCGATAGGAGTAGATGCGGCGAACATCTCGCGCTTAGAAACGGGTAAGCAAAAACAATTTACCGAACAAACACTGAGTAATATTGCCAAGAGCTTAGGTGTTGATATTGCTGATCTCTTTACCTCTGCCCACAAAAGTAATACTGTATATAAAAACAGTAATAATGAGGATGTTGCGCAGGTGAAGGATGTGTTCCGTATTGAAATGCTGGATATCAGTGCCAGTGCGGGAAATGGCCTTATCCAGGGCGGTGATGTCATTGATGTGATTCATGCCATCGAATACAGAACTGATAATGCTGTATCAATGTTCGGCGGACGACCAGCCAATCACATCAAAGTTATCAACGTTCGTGGGGACAGTATGTGTCCAACCATTGAGCCAGGAGATCTCATCTTCGTTGATGTCAGCATCAATCAGTTTGATGGTGATGGTATATATGTCTTTGGTTTTGATGATAAAATATACGTTAAAAGACTTCAAATGATTCCTGACAAACTGCTGGTGATTTCTGATAACCAGATTTACCGTGAATGGGGAATTACTAGCGAAAACGAACACCGATTCATGGTCTTTGGAAAGGTCTTAATCAGTCAGTCGCAAACCCTTAAGAGACATAATTAACCTCAATATCCCATCCATCGGCCACCGAAAGGTGGCTTTTTATTACCTATAAATTTGCATATCTCGCAAATATCACTTGCATATCTCGCAATTTAATTTTATCTTTTGTTCCAGACCAACTACAGGATTACAACAAAATCTGGTTGCAACACGGTGCATGTGTCGTAAGCAGTCAGTAAATGTCAAAAACGAACAGGCAGGACGCCCACGAAGTAGCCGCCTGGGGCATATGAAGTCCAGGATGATTCGTTGAGTCATGTTGTGCCACTAGGCACTCATGTTAAAGCAGGTGTATGAAATGAAAGTCCAGATTTTAAACAATAACTGTGAAGTCGTTTGGTCATACGACATAGCCGCCCCTGTAGATCAGAGCGGCGATAGCTGGACCAATGGGAAACATCAGATTATGGCTGGAGTTGTGTTCTCTTTACGCCGTGCTTTGGAACAGGCTGAAGTATTTCCATCAGACCCTGAATGGAAATGGCCTTTTTCTATTTGTCCAAATTCGGAGAGCACATTTCAGAAAATTGGTCAGAAAGTCGCACTCGAAGAGCATCAGCCAACTGTTTCCTGATTTTTTCAGGTAACTCGTCGGCATCGCAGAAACAACAACGCTCGATCATGTTGAAAGCCGATTCGTAGAACTGTTTCTGCTGAGTGTCGCTGAGACAGGAAAAGAGCGACGTTACGATGATTTTATTAATTGCATTATCAAGTTCTTTTTCATCAAAAGTCATTTGATTTTCCTTTTATGTATACGGGCTTAAAAGGATACCACCGAGCCTGAAGTGGTGAAAAGACAGGCACATAACAGCTAAGTATTTTCAACCAGAGAGAATCCTTAGCGTTGTGGTGAATGCGGCTCAGCGCACGCGGGTTAAGGTTGAGGCTGACAGTCGACCTTCTGTGGATACCCACCCGCCTGGTGTGCAACCTTCGCCAGGCACCGGGAGGCACCCGGCACCACAACTTTATGCTGTGTGTAGTCCTGGCGGTACCAGTTTGTACCCTTGCTTCCGGCTGGTACCGTCCTTTTTTGCAAAACAGAGAAGAGCATCACCGGACGACGGGCTCATAACCCAATCCATCCGGGCGGCTGCCACCGCAGGTGTTCTTCTCTGTTTTGTGGAGAAACCAACCGACCTTGCAGGGTCGATATGATGAGGAGCAGCAAAATGGCTAGCGAACGCAGTACTGATGTGCAGGCATTTATCGGGGAGCTGGACGGCGGCGTATTTGAAACCAAAATCGGCGCAGTTCTCAGTGAGGTCGCTTCCGGTGTGATGAACACGAAAACCAAAGGGAAGGTCTCACTCAATCTGGAAATCGAACCGTTTGATGAGAACCGTGTGAAAATCAAACACAAACTCTCATATGTTCGCCCAACTAACCGCGGGAAAATTTCCGAAGAAGACACCACCGAAACGCCGATGTATGTCAATCGCGGTGGTCGCCTGACTATTCTGCAGGAAGACCAGGGACAATTACTGACTCTTGCCGGTGCACCTGACGGAAAACTCCGCGCAGCAGGTCATTAATATCGTTTTTAATTAACTGATTATTTATCTCATCACTGAATATTTTATATAGTGAGGACTTATTATGTCTCAGAACTTAGACGTAACCGCAATTAATCAAATCCATGCCCTTATTTCTGCTCAGGGTGTTAATGAAATTATCAGTAAGATTGGTGCCGATGCTGTGGCATTGCCTGAGAATTTCCGCATTCATGATCTGGAAAAATTTAATTTAAATCGTTTCCGTTTCCGTGGTGCGCTTTCCACTGCCAGCATCGATGACTTTACCCGTTATTCTAAAGATCTTGCAGATGAAGGCACCCGCTGCTTTATCGATGCCGATAATATGCGTGCCGTCAGTGTGCTTAACCTGGGTACTATTGATGAACCAGGTCACGCAGATAACACCGCCACTCTCAAACTGAAAAAGACAGCACCGTTCTCTGCTCTGTTGTCTGTTAATGGCGAGCGTAACTCCCAGAAATCACTGGCAGAATGGATTGAAGACTGGGCCGACTACCTTGTGGGCTTTGATGCTAATGGTGACACCATTCAGGCAACAAAAGCGGCTGCGGCGGTCCGTAAAATCACGATTGAAGCAAACCAGACTGCTGATTTTGAAGATAATGACTTCAGCGGCAAACGCTCCCTGATGGAGTCTGTCGAAGCGAAGACCAAAGACATTATGCCAGTGGCATTTGAGTTTAAATGCGTTCCGTTTGAAGGTCTGAAAGAACGTCCGTTTAAATTACGCCTCAGCATTATCACTGGCGATCGTCCGGTACTGGTTCTGCGCATTATTCAGTTGGAAGCGGTGCAGGAAGATATGGCTAACGAATTTCGTGATCTGCTTGTTGAGAAATTCAAGGACAGCAAAGTAGAAACCTTTATTGGGACTTTCACCGCCTGATTTCATTACTGCAAATGCCCCTGCGGGGGCATTTATGGAAACGTAATTGACTCAATAATCGCCTGAAGGCGAGGGTTTTCTTTAACCAAAATTCAGCGCGGTGCAGCGCATATAACGTGGAGAACAAAATGTCATTTATTAAAACTTTTTCCGGGAAGCATTTTTATTATGACAGGATAAATAAAGACAACATCGATATTAACGATATCGCGGTTTCCCTTTCAAATATCTGTCGCTTTGCCGGCCATCTTTCACACTTCTACAGCGTCGCCCAACATGCGGTGCTTTGCAGCCAGCTGGTACCGCAGGAATTTGCTTTTGAAGCGTTAATGCATGATGCAACAGAAGCGTATTGCCAGGACATCCCGGCTCCACTGAAACGCCTTCTTCCTGACTATAAACGGATGGAAGAAAAAATAGACGCCGTAATCCGTGAGAAATACGGGTTACCCCCGGTTATGAGTACACCCGTGAAATATGCCGATCTCATCATGCTGGCAACCGAGCGCCGCGATCTCGGGCTTGATGATGGCTCTTTCTGGCCTGTGCTGGAAGGTATCCCGGCAACAGAGATGTTCAACGTGATTCCACTGGCTCCAGGCCATGCCTACGGGATGTTTATGGAACGCTTTAACGAATTATCGGAGTTACGCAAATGCGCATAAATGTTTTCGAAATGGAAGGGTTTCTTCGCGGGAAATGTGTACCGCAAGATCTGAAAGTGAACGAAACAAATGCTGAGTACCTGGTACGTAAATTCGACGCGCTTGAAGCTAAATGTGCGGCACTGGAAAGCAAAATAATACCAGTGTCAGCTGAACTGCCACCAGCAAATGAAAGTGTTCTGTTATTTGATGCTAACGGAGAAGGCTGGCTGATTGGCTGGCGTTCTCTCTGGTACACCTGGGGACAAAAAGAAACCGGAGAATGGCAGTGGACATTTCAGGTCGGGGACCTTGAAAACGTCAATATCACTCACTGGGCAGTAATGCCGAAAGCACCAGAGACTAAGAAATGAGCGTGATAAAAACTCATACAGGAATTGTTATCACCCGAGACGGTGAAAAGCGGATGAAATTACATTCCACTGAAACGTCCTGGGTTGCCGGACGTTGTGAATCCTACGACAAAAAGACTGGTTACCGTTGGGGGGCACCTAACATGCGTCGCCGTCTGCTACTGGACAGCATCAGGCCAATAAAACAGGTAGCAACCAGGGAACAAAATTAATTATCAGGACTGGAATTTGATATTACTGCCCGTGTGCAGCGGGCTAAGTGGAGAAACATATGCTGAACCTCGATTGTGTTCCAATCTCAACTTATTGCAAAGAAACTGGCGAAACTCCTGAAGCAATAAACAAACGTGTACAGCGCGGTGTTTGGCGTGAAGGTGTTCAGGTTTTAAAGGTTGAAGGCGTTAAGGAGAGGTGGATTGATCTTAGTGAGGTTGCAAAATGGGCCAGACAAAACTGCTCAAACTACCGCGCGGCGTAACAATCAGGAAACACCGCCTGGGCGAAACGATCAATATAACTTTCACCTATAAAGGAGTTAAATGTCGTGAGCCTCTTTCCAATCTGGAAGTAATACCAAAGAACATAAAATACGCCGAGCGCACACTCGGCGAAATTCATAATAAGATCGAAAGGGGAACATTCATTTATGCGGAATATTTTCCCCGTTCTGCTCGTTTGAAAATTTTTGGTAATGCTGCTGCAGGCAAAACGGTAAAAATGTACCTGGACGAATACCTTGAAATCTGCGAAACGAGAAAACTTTCACCCTCTACGATTGGTGGTTATAAAAAATGCCGTAGTGCGTTAGCCTCACTCCACATTTGCCCTGCAAGTGAATTAACACCAGCAATCCTGAAAGCGTGGATTCAAAGCCAGAAAACGACCTTAAAAACAATTCGCAACCAGTTATCTTTCCTGCGGTCAGCACTTGATGAAGCCGTAACCGATGGGGTACTTCAAATTAACCCCGTATCGTTGGTAACTGCTTCGCGCTACCAAAGTGATAAGTCAGAAGCAGAAAGCAGCTACGTGGTTGATCCGCTATCACCAGCAGAAGTTGATGCATTACTAGCAGCAGCCGGAAACAAACAATGGGAAAATCTGTTCCGGTTCGCTATACATACAGGCCTGCGTAGTTCTGAATTATGTGCCCTTCGATGGCGTGATATCGACTTTGTTGGAAAAACTGCCCATGTCCAGAGCGCAAGTGTTGTCGGTGTTATCAAAGGGACAAAGACAAAAGCAGGTACTCGGAAAGTTGAACTGACAGAAGAGGCAATGTTGGCGCTGATAAATCAGAAGCCATTTACATTCATGAAGGATGCTACTGTCTTTGAAGATCCAAAGACCAATAAGCCTTGGGCAAGTGCTGATGCAATTAGGAAAAAAGCATGGGTGCCAACATTGCGAAAAGCAGGTATTCGTTACAGAAACCCATATCAAACCAGGCATACATTCGCCACCAGCCATATCAGCCGAGGAGCAAACCTGTTTTGGCTTGCAGCTCAAATGGGGCATAAAGGGCCGGAGATGCTTTTCAGGCACTATGGTTCGTATCTTAAAGAGTATGATAACTTTACATCGATAAATCATTTGCATAATCATAATTAATATTTAATAATCCCCGCATTTTTAAAATCGGGGATTTAAAGTTGATTACAATTACATTCGACAAACTAATCACCTACATATCTTCAGTTGGTACTTTCATTTCAGCAATTGCTGCATTATATGCAATATGGTTAACGATATTTCAAAGAAGGCTCTCTTATAAACCCAATTTAGTGATAGACACTTTAAATGTCAAGATGAATGTTAACGATTTCAACGGTTTTCATGTTGATATCTTACAAGCCCCTACGCTTCCACAAACAAAATTTTCAAACATAGGATTGGGGGCGGCAATTTCACTTAGATATCATTGGGATTTTAATTATAAAAAAAACATAAATCTATACTTAGAGTTGTTTTCGAAAAAATTCAAAAAAGAAGATAAATCTTTTACAACCGACTCCCAGTATGGAATGTTCAAAATAATAAAAGAAAGAAAAGTATATATGTACAATACTTTATCGACACCTTACGATATTGATTTTTCGTTACCATATAGTATAGATAAGAAGTCAAAAAACATTTTTGTACCAACCGCGGCAATTGATATTCTATTGAATATAGCATATCTTTCACATAGACTTAAATTAGTCGGTTCTTCATCATTCACTGGTCCAAAATTAATTATTGAATATCAAGATATAGAGGGTAAAACTAAAAAAGTCACTTGGCAAACAAAATTGGAACGTGGAGTGGCACGTTTCAGTGGTGATAATATGGAGGCAGATTTTGCACTACGGTTTACACCTGTACCAGAGAAATGGACTACAAAAGGTCTAGAGAAGATACGCAAAAGCGCCGCAAACGCCATGTTCAGATAAATATATAATTAAAACAACAGGTTAATATTTTTCAGACACGGGTTCAACTCCCGCCAGCTCCACCAATCATGATTGAACGGTGCAAGGACAACACCAACAAAAACAGGAAGTTAGAAGTCTCAGCAAGACACCGACCAGACGGTGAGGAGACAAAAAAGGATACGCAAAGGAGCCGCGGCTCCTGGTGACATGAAAGCCCACAGATGTGCAATGCCGTTCACTTAAGCGGAGCGGTGCTGCGTTTCACCGGATAACGGGTTTTTGATATCTTAACTGCCCTCGGCCTTGATGGTCGGGGGCGTTTTGTTATGAACACAACTTCCAGAGCACCCCGCAGATGCTCCAGTCGTTTCGGGATGGTCCCCGGTGATGCCGTATTTCCCAGCACTATCATTTCTGTCGCGATAAACTGGAACGCGAACTTAAAGCTGATTTCTGACGCCGCTTTTTTGTGTTTCTCAGCCGCTTTTGTTGCCTCACGCCGTATCAGGTTGTAAGCCAGCAACATGCCCCACACCTCCTGTTCCAGCAGCTCAACCTTACGGCTTCTCAGCACCAGGGCATTGTTCAGCAGGCTGCTTTTCAGGTTTCTGAACCCGACTTCGATTTCCCATCGTGAATGGTAAAGTTCCGCTACCTCTTTTGCTTTGTAGCGGTCTGCCGGGAGTGATGTCAGCACCGTTTTCTCCACACCTTTCACCTCATAAGTCACCGCCCGGGCGTACCAGAACTCTGGCAGTGCAGGATTCTTTTTCCTCGCCTGCAGCGACACCTTCAGTTTCAGAAGCCTGTCTCCGGGACCGTAACTTTCTTCTGTTTCTGCCGCGATATTCTTCCACGCAGGCAGTAGCCAGTGGCGGTTACAACCCTGCTGGTTCAGCGTCAGCAGCAGGTCTGCGCTGTAAAAGAGCTTGTCAAACAGCGTAATGGAGTTATCCGGGATGGTGGCGAGCATGGAGTGAGCCAGCAC